AGAAATACTAGATGGTGGTAACGGTGTAAATGCTCCAAATGTTTTAGAAACTTGGGAAATTTACGGTGCATACCTAACATCAGTCGATTATGGGTCAGTTGCTTATGCAAGTAGTGATCCAGTAACAGTTGCACTTACAATTATGTACGATAACGCAATCCAAACACCAGTCGGAACAGGCGTAGGTAGTACAGTAGCAAGAAATGTAAGCAGCCTTTCAACAGGTGGCGGCAGCTAACACATAACATAGAGATTGCACAAAAAGGAGTCTTTATGGCTCCTTTTTTTATTATGTACGTGTTTTTGTAAAATGATAAATACGTTATGAGTAAGTTTAATGGATTCTTTGATAATTTTACTAGTTCTTTAGGAAATCCTAAAGGCAATATGGGCGACTATGCTCACGCTAGTGCATTGTATGTGCGCAATAATTTACGCCTTGCACCTAACTTCAAATTTTTATATCACGTTGTATTTGATATAAATCAAGTTGCCCTAGCATCATTGGGAAACTCAGTAGGACAATTACTAAACAAAAAAGAATTTAATCTATTAGTATCATCAGCAGATTTGCCTAGTTACACTTTACAAACTGATACAAAGAATCAATACAATAGGAAAAAACTTATACAAACAGGATTGAGATATGATCCTGTAAGTCTTACATTCCACGATGATAATGCAGGTTTAACAACATTACTATGGGAAACATATTTTAGATATTACTACCAAGATCCAAATTATGCAAGAAAAAATGCTGCAGGACAACCTGATACAACGGTACCGTTACCTTATATTAACAATCCTGATAATATATACGGAAGTGACATTAGGAACAGTTACAGATATGGCTTGGACAAAACTAGACCATCAGCACCTTTCTTTAATAGTATTACAATAAATCAATTGCACGGTAATAGTGGACAAAGTACATTTACTAGTTATACAATGGTAAATCCTTTGATAACTAGTTTAAGACACGATAATCTCGAACAAGGGTCAAATAGTTTTACAAAAAACGAAATGCAAGTTGAGTATGAATCTGTTATGTATGGCAGAGGGTTGACTACACAAGACAATCCAGCAGGCTTTGCTGATCCATCACATTACGATGTTACACCTAGTCCATTATCTATAGAAGGTGGAGGCTCAACTAATTTATTCGGAGACGGTGGTATTTTAAGTGGTATTACATCTGTGTTTAAAGATATAGAAAATGGTAATAGTAATATAGGCACTGTATTAACTGGTATAAACACGATTAGGAATATTAATAATTTATCAAATGCTGATCTAAATGCAGAAAAAGATTCTATTTTAAATGGTGCATTAGCTATATTTGCAACTTCTGCTATAAACGGATTGAACAACGCAGTATTTCCTTCTGGAAATACTGCTGCACAAACACAATCATTACAACTTGCAGATAATAATAATAGTATCTTCAGCTTACCACGTAATGATGCTTTGAATGTTTTAAATAATAATCAACAAGCCAAAGACGACTTTGCATTTAGAAATCTTTACTTTAATTCACAACAATCGGGAAATTTAAACGATAGAAAAGAAAGTTGGAATAGTTTAAGTAGATCACAAAAAGATGCGTTTGGACAAGTTGCAATAGATAATTTTGATAATATAAGGAATGCGCAATGAGTAATAATTACACAGATATAGCAGGTATATCAAAAAATCAAGATAGTGCAGGAGAAGTAAAAGAATTCTTTAACAAATATTTTACCAAACAAATTAATTTTACATCTAATCAAGTAGATAGTGTTGTTGGTTTTTTTGAAAAAAGAGGTTTTGAAAAACAAAGTGCTATTGCTGTATCTACTGTAATATTACAGCAAGCTGAATTAGAAAAGACACCTGTGTATAGTATTTTAGATACTTTAAAAGGATTAACCGAAGTACAAATTAGTAAATTAGTTACCACAATTATTAATGTAAACAGAAGTAAATCAAGTGCATTAGGTTATCAAGTGTTACCATTGGTACAAAGTAGAGAAGCTAGAAATATTGTGTTGTAATGGCTCGTTTTGCTCAAGGAAAGTATGCGCTTAAAAATCCTAGCAAATATATAGGAGGCAGAACGCCAACATATAGAAGTAGTTGGGAATACGCTTTTATGCGTATGTGTGATACAAATGAAAATATAACAAAATGGGCAAGTGAAGCAGTAAAAATACCCTACAGAAACCCACTAAGTGGAAAGTACACAATTTATGTTCCTGACTTTTTTATGGTTTATGTTGATCGTACAGGTAAACAAAAAGTTGAACTGGTTGAAGTAAAACCATCAAATCAAACTACATTAGAGAAAGCAGGCCGTAGTAGAACTAATCAATTGCACTACGCAGTGAATCAAGCAAAATGGTCAGCAGCTAGAGCCTATTGTAAACAAAAGGGTATGCTGTTTCGAGTTGTAAATGAAGGAGATATATTTCATCAAGGCAAACGTAGATGATAATATATTGTGCAGCTGATCCTGTATACTTTAATCTTTACTTTGATTTATGGATTAAACAATTAAATAAATTTTATAACAATAAAAAAATAATTGCTTTGTATAAACCAAGCAACAGTATTATACAAAAATGTAAGAAATACAAAGTAGAAAGTGTAGATGTTACAAATTTATTTCCTACTAATCCTACAAGAGAACACTTTTATCTACTACGTTGGCTTTGTTTACCTTATTACAAAAAAGAAAATATATTATGTACACAGATAAATTGTTTAGCAGTCAAAAAACAAAACTTTCCTAAAATTGATGTAGAACAATGGCGTATACAAAGACAAAAAAGAGGGTACTTAGGAGGAGTGTCAGCAAGTGTATTCACACCTAGTGCAGCACAAAAAGTTGTAGAACAAGCAAAAACAATGTTAAATAATCCACCTACAACAGATCATCCTATGAATATTTGGCAAATAGAAAATTTAGTACAGTATCAACATAAAAGCGAACAACAACTTAAGACAGAAAACAAACAAGAATTACAAGATTACACACATTGGATAACTGCTAGGACAAGTATAGTATGGACAGCACAACAAAAAATAAATGCACTAACCAATAATATTGACTAAATAATAGTAGCATATAATGGAATAATATTATGACCAAAAAACTAGAAGATTTATTAAATATTGCACCTGATGATATCAAAGAAGAAAATAAAGAAAAAGCACAAAATGCTATTGTAGAACAAGAAGATACATTTAGAGATATTGCCGACTTTGATAAAATTGCAAGTGCTCTGCCTGCTGTTAAAGGCTTAGGAGATATGGCAGACAAAGAACTTAATGAAGTTGCAAACAAAGCTATGACTGCATACGATGATTTAATGGATTTAGGTATGAACGTAGAGTCAAGATATTCCGGCAGAGTGTTTGAAGTAGCAGGAACAATGCTTAAAACATCATTAGATGCTAAAATTGCAAAACTAGATAAAAAATTAAAGATGGTAGACTTGCAACTTAAAAAAGAAAAAATGGACAAAGACGGCGGCGTAGCTCCTGATGGTATAGTCAATGGTGAAGGATATGTTGTCACTGACAGAAATAGTCTACTTGAACGCTTAAAAGGTCTAGATAAAGATAAATAGTTTATAATAGGAATACAATTATGAAAAGTTTTACAGAGTACTTAGCCGAATCCAAAAAAGTATATTCTTTTAAAGTAGGCGTGGCAGGTGAACTACCTGAACATTTTGAAGATCATATGGAAAGAGGATTGCAAAAATTTGGCGTTGGCAAAATGTCAACAGGCAAAAAAACACCAATTCAAGAACGCCCACTAGATTTTCCACAGTTGGAGAATACAGAAGTACACTACTATGAAGTGGATTTAATGTATCCAACAACTAGTAGAGTATTACAAGAATACTTAGGAAGTGTTTGCAAAGTTCCACAAAGCCATATAATTGTACGTAACCCTAACGAACCACAAGAACTTTATCAGCAAGAAAAAGACGACGAAGAATATATAGCAAAACTTACACAAGAAGAATTAGGTGGTGAATCAGCACAGGAAAATGCTGGAGCAAATAGAGTAATGGATTTATTAAAAGAATTAGAAGCATCTCGCAAAGATCGCGAAGTTGATCCAATGGCAGAAGTGCCAACAGGTGAAAGCAAAGACATTGGCGATGTTGAAAATAGTAAGGCGGTATTATCGTGAGTAAAAAAGAACAAATAAATGAAGTAGCACCATTAGTGGCAGCGTTAATGGGCGCTCTAGTCGGTATGGGGCTAGAAAAAAATAAAGCAAAAAAAGCAGCACAGCAAGCAGTGAATAAAACACAAGGTGGATCACAAGGTGGTAGTACTTGGAATGATCCTGACAAAGCACCTAGAGTTCCACAAGGACGCGATGATGCCGAGCAAGCAGGAGCAAGAGCTGCTCAAGCAGTTTATGACAAAAACAAAGCAGCACAAGCAGCACCTAAAGCTCCAGGCGGTGTATACTATAACAAAAAAATGATTAGAACAGGCCCTATGGTAAAAGAATTACAAAAATTATTATATGGGCAAAACTCTAAAAAAGTAGACGGCAAATGGGGACCACAAACTTCAAAAGCTGTAATGACTTTCCAAAAAAATCAAGGACTCAAAGTTGATGGTATTGTAGGTCCTAATACTATGAAAAGATTAGAAAAACTAGCTGCACCTGATAATAATAAAAATCAAAAAATTCAAAGCAAAAGTTTTGCACCTCCATCTAGAAATACACAAAGCGGTAATCCAAATGTACCAAGGAGTAACCAGATGGCAAGTACAAACAACACAAATACACCTATAAATGAAGATATAACTATTTCGGGTAGTGCAGAGGATTTAATTCGTATGATGCAACTAGCTGGAGCAGCAGATGCAAAAGCAGTTGATGCAAATGATATAAATCAAGATTCTTCTTGCGGTTGCGATTCAGAACCAGATATGGGCGATATGGTAAGAATGATTTCTGCTACAGAAGAAGATGATGGAGTAATGGGAGACGAATATGACGACGAACCAAGTGCTCCAGACGAAGTTTACAGCAACGATGTAAGTGCAAGTATACCACACGGTGACGACTTACATAAGAAGAAAAAATCATATGCAAAAGTTGCTGGCGGCGATAATCCAATGGCACTAGAAGATACATTACGTGCGCAATTAAGTGCAGCTTTACAAGAAAAGAAAAAATAAAGTAAATACCCCCAGAACTCAATAGCGCCTTAGGGCGCTATTTTTTTGATTAAATACAATATGTCTAAATCACTCGACGGTGTCCTTACCAAAAAAGCAAATAAACAGGAAACATATACAGAAGCGCAAATACAAGATTTAATGTCTTGTATGGATAAAGATATAGGCTATCTATATTTCGCACGTAAGTTTGCACATATACAACATCCTGTTCAAGGTAAACTTATATTCGATCCTTTTGAATACCAATTAGGACTTATGCATAGTTACCATAATTATCGTTTCAACATTAATATGATGCCAAGACAAACAGGAAAAACAACTTGTGCAAGTATATATTTGGC